TGGAACGCGGACAGGTAAATGATGTCGTCCGGGCCGTTCAACGTCCCCGGCTCCTCGGTGATCTTCGACCCGGCGGTGCCGATCAGCATGATGCCGTACTGACCTATGCCGCCTATTTCGTCGACGCGTTCCATGAAGTGATACAGCCGGTTGCGGTCGTTCATCTCGTCGATGGCGTCGACGAAATTCTGGTCTTCGGAACGGATCGTCGGGTCGTGCCGCCACGTTGCCTTGGGGTACAGGTCGACGACACGGGCGGCTATGTCGCCCCGCAGGTAGTAGCTCAGGTAGTCGTCGAATTCTGGATCGCGCCGATAGCCGAATGAGTTGTACAGGTCGCGGTCGCCGCCGTACGTCTGGCCTAGCTTCGCGGCCAGCCCGGAACGTGTGACGAGGTCGCCTAACGCCCGCAACATGCCCCGCCTCTTTGGTGCTTCCGTGTCAGTCATGTCCGTGTTCTCCCTCTCCGTTTCCGGCTCCACATCATGTTCGGTTTGTTGTCCGGTTGGAACAGCTTCTTGAGCGCCTGACTCATGCAGTCAACCTCGTCGTCCGTCTTCGCGTTCGGGAACGCTGACACCGATTCTATGAAGTCCAGAACCCACGGCGCGATGGCCGGGTGCGGCAGGTACACGTTGCCGCTCTCCGGGTAGGACGACACGGCCCTCGCCCGGTCCGGCTTCGACCCGAGGACCGTGACGGCAATCAGACCGGGTAGCTCTTTCGTCAGGATCGACAGGGTGGCCGCTGCGTTGGCCGCGTCCTCTATCCATTTCGTTTCAACGTCCGGGTAGCGTGCCGTCAGATTGCGGATCGCGTCCAGTGTCTCGGGGAAGTCGCGGCGTGCCCTGTCTTGGTCCAACAGGTACGCGTTCGCGCCCGCCCGCCCCCACACCTGACCCACCACATAGGACGTGCTCACCCCTTTTTTGAAAGCCAAGTCCCACGACTGAGCCCGGAACTCTAGGCCCGGTAGCGCCTCGACGATAGATGGATCGTCGAGCCCGTGCAACCGGACCGGCGGCAACTCCTCGACCAGATCCGGCGGTGCCCAAAACTTCCACCACGACCGCTTGAATATGTTGCCCTCGACCGGGGCCGGTCGCTGTTGGTACAGGGCACCCCACCAGTACGGCGTCTGCGTGGCTTTGATCCGCATGAGTTCGTCCAACGGCCACCGCTCGGTCCACAGCGCCTCGCCTAGTTCCCGGCCCAACGGGTCGGGCACGCTGTCGTCGTCGTAGATGGCGGGCAGGAACAGGGTCGTCCACCGCTCCCCCTCTTGCTCCTCTACGTCTTCGACCAGTCGGCCAACGAGGTCGTCTTCGTTCCACCGGGTCATCACGCATATTTGCTTCGCCCCCGGTTCGCGCCGAGAGAACAGGGTGGACAGGTACCACTGCCATACCCGCCCGCGGTAGTTCGCGCTGTTGGCTTGCAGCGCATCCTTGAACGGGTCGTCAATCACAATGAGGTCGCCACCCCTGCCGGTGACCCCGGTGCCGACACCCGCCGACCTCATGCCCCCGGTGACGGGCAGACCGAGCGCGTCCCGTCCGACCAGTTCCCAGTCGGTCGCGGCCCGCTTGTCAGGCCGTACGTCGAGGCCCCAAAGCTCAGGGCCGAACTCGGCGATGGCGTCCCGCACGCGCCCACCGAACAGCCCCGCCAACCCCGCCTCGTACGATGTCAGAATGACTTGGTTGTTCGGGTAGTTGCCGAGGTACCACGCCAGGAAATACTGGCTGATGAACATGGACTTGCCGTGCCGGGGCGGCATTGAAATTATGAGGTTGTCGAACGCCCCGTCCAGCATCGCCAAGAGGTACGCCTGCACCACGAGTAGGTGCTTCGCTATCTCCCACTTCTTATGGCTCGCGTACCGGGCGAACCCGGCGGGCATAGACCGCGCCCAATTCATACTGTCCGCCGCGAAGCTGTCGAGAGTCAGGACAGGGGGCGGACCGCTCGTGACCCTACCCGGCATCAGTGGCTACCGTCGCCCTCGCCGTAGTCCTCTTGCTGAGGGTCACTCACCGGGTCGGTCTTTGGGTCGCCGCTGTCGTGGTAGCCGTCCGCCACCCGCTTGACTTGGAAGCCAATAAAGAACGCGGCCAGGACGAGCGCACCCTGACCGATGCGGACCACGGTCGACGTACCGGTCGGCTGCGTGCAGCCGCACTCGGCGATGGCTTGGGCCAGTGCCTCGACGGCATCAGCTATGCGGGCCAGCCGCACGCTGTCCGACATGACGGTGATGTTGTTGGTCACCTCCATCGGCGGAAGGTTCACGTTGATGTCGGGCGGGGGGATAGTCACGGTCTGTTGCCCCGACAGGGGAACAGCCAAGAGCAGTAGAGCCAGTGCAGTCTTCATGTCACCCTCCTAGTTCTCGAACGGCTTGAATGGCGGACCGGCTCAGTTCAACGATGGGCGTGATGATCCACTGAGCCGTGTCCGGTGCAACGATGTTGGTCAGGATCAGAATGACCACCAACAACAGGACCAGCTTGGGCCATGTGATGTCCGTGAAGAACTTCTTCATCCTTCCTCCTCGCCCGCCTCACCCGTCACCGCCGGGGGTAGCGCGGGCATGTCGTGACCGTGGACGAGGGCGAACAACTCCTGGGCCTTCTGACGCTTCACCGGGTCACCTATGAGGTACTGTTGGGCTGCGGCCCTAGGGTCCGCCTGTTCGTCCTTAACTTCGGCAGGCACCCCACGGGCCACCCGTTCCATGCCGTGGACCTGGGGCAGTATACGGGCCGCTGCCATAGCCATCTGTACCACCCTGTCTAGCCGGTCGAAGTCGATGAGCGTGCGGTCCGCGTCTTCCGGGTCGACCACTTGGAAGTACTCGAAGAACACGTCGGGCCTCTCCTGCATCACCTTGAAGATCGCCATGCCCGGCCCCATCAGAATAGAGGAAGTCGCCGCGGCCTGACCCGCGTGCCGCTTGCTCATGCGTTCGATCTCCTCCCAATGCGCGTCGACCAGCCGCATGTCTTCGGCTCGGTCCCACTGCATCACGCGGACGCGCCACGACCACACCGCGTTCCATCGCCCGAGTAGCTGTACGGATTTCCCTAACTCCTCCGCTACTCGGTCGTGGGTCCGCTCCCCTCTCCCCATGTTGCGGAACCGGACGAACGCCCCGTATGCCTGTTCGCTCTCGTCGGGCTGTTGGTCCCACAGGTCGATGGTCGGGTCAAGCGGTCGAGCGGCGCGGTCGGTCACTTCGGTCCGGTCGACCTCGTCGAGCCGCGCTTGGGTGGTCTGCGTCCCGCACGGGTGGGGCGGGTCGGCGTGAACCGCTTCCGCTGTCGCGCCGCTTCTTCCTGCTCTTTGCGCCGCTGCCGTTCTTCTTCCGTGTGACTTGGCATGAGTCAGCCCCCCTTCGGTGTTTCTTCGTCAGCACTAATACTCTTTGCTTCTTCGTCGTAGACAAGTGTCGACTTAGACCGGTAGCAACGGCCAGTCAGTGTACCGTCGACCCGCTTGAACTCTAGCTCTGGATGGTCGGCACCACAGCCGGGACAGATGTCCACCGCGAGCCATACCCTGTTGCCGTCGTAAAAGACCATTCTCACTCCGATGGTAGGTCGCCCTCGGCCACTGCCTTCGTGCAGAGATGTAAGATGCGTTCGGCCTGTTGTCGACCGAGCGCCTTCTTGATTGTCTCCGCTTGCTCACCGGAGAAGACCGCGACGATGCGGTGTGTGTCCAACTCCTTCCGCGCCATCTGCTTCTCGTCTTCGGACTTCGCACCCCGGATTTTTTCTTCGACTTCCCGCTGCCGGTCGGATGCGTCGGCGGTGACTGACACGTCCTTAGTCTCGGTCGTCCGGCCCCCCACGTCCGGCCCTTCTACCTCTGTCTTCGAGGGGTCCCAGCCTTCATTCCAGTTCTCCCCGGCCAGGGCCTCGGGCGCGGCCACGTCGGACAGGAGAACTTCGATCTCCGTGTCGTCCATCATCAGACTGTCCTGCGCCCAATCCAACGCGCCGAGCTTCTCAAGATCCCGCAGCACCTCAGCCGACAGGGCTATGTCTTCGGACCCGCGGGCGCGGTTGTGTCGGAGCGTACTGATCTTCATTTGCTCGTCGGTGAAGTCGACGAACACGACCGGCACCTCGGCATAGTCTAGCTCCCGGCCAGCCCGCCACCGATGCTCCCCGTCCACTATCATCATGTCCTTCTTCCGAACGATGATCGGCTGTGTGAACCCGTCCTCGGTCATGGACCGCTTCAACAACTCGAAGTCGTGGTCGCTCTGCCGGTTCGGGTTGTAGGCGTT